GAGACAGGCTATGGTATCGGTGTTATTGCAACACTGGACGTTTCAGCACCAGAGGGCGGATTTCAGACTACAACTATGACACTAACTATGGCGGTCCCATAAAATGCCCCTTCATGGGATAATTCCTGATAGCCCGCTGATCTACGCAGCTCAGAGAATATCGCACAGTAAAACCTTAAGATCAGTCTCTAGCTCATTTAAGAATTCAAGCTCCTTCTCTTTCTCTATCAGGTTTCAAAAACTTATCATATATAAGCCACTTCTAAATTTTGAGCTTACCCACCAAGAGGGTTTAGTCGGTCGCCATCTAACTAAAATTGGTCGTCGAATTGTCACCGGAGCTAAGGCTCAGGTTGGCGTTAGGACTGGCCATCTACGTCGCAGTATAAAGATGGAGCATATCTACTACTCCACCGGTGCTGCCGTAAAGGTAGGATCAACCCTGAGCTATGCGTACTTACATCACGAAGGTAGTAAGCCTCATATCGTAGCACCTAAAAATAATGAATTACTGCGATTTAACCGCGGATCTAGAATTATCTACACCAGGCAAGTTATGCATCCAGGGACAAAACCTAATAGATATCTGGCTGACCAACTCAGGGTCCATACTAGAGGGTAAAATATAAGTACTGCTATATATGCAGGATGGACAAACACTAAAGAAAGACACTTTATATTATGACTAAGTTCAAGGATTTCGGGGTTGGCCCGGATACCACCAATATTGAAGCAACTACCTTCATGCTGCACGGAGAGACCTTTGAGTGCATCAAAGCTGTTCAGGGTAAGGTGCTTTTGCAACTAGTTTCTGACTCTGGGTCAAACGACCCTGTGCTGCAGTCAGCCACTATCGACAAGTTCTTCTCTCACGTCTTGACTGACGAGAGCTTGGAGCGTTTTAATGCTCTACTAACAGACAAATACAAGATTGTAACCGTAGAGACTTTGGGCGAGATCACTGGCTGGCTAATCGAGCAGTACTCAGACCGCCCGGAAGAGCAGCCAGAGGCTTAGCAGAATGGGCTGTTGACCTCTGGCCCTACATACACGGTAAAACTTTAACACTTGGTTTGGATTTAAAGGAGTTGGATATGGCAGACATGCTAGACGTTGTCCACTACCTTTTTGAAGAAGATTCAAGGTATAAGTCTCAAGAAGAAGCCGAATCAGTGAGCGCAGTTCGTACCCAAATATACGAAGTGCTATATGGAACACCTTACAGATACAAGATGGGTAAGTCGCAGGCTAACACCGCCGGAGCTGCTACATCTACATTCTCTGACACGGAGATCAAACCGTACATCCCTCCTACAGAATTTGATCCGGATGCGTACAACCCATTCGGATCGGCTCTAGAAGCTCCACTAGGGTAGGTGATGTAGCTAATGGCATTAGTTGGTGAAGCTCATATATTAGTCCGCGCGATTACAACGAACGTCTCTAGGGACATTCAGCGTGGGTTTAACGGGATAAGCGGAGATGTTGCCGCTAGAGCTGGTCAAAGCATCGGACGCTCCTTCTCTAAAGGATTTAACTCTAGTGGTAGCGGTAATATCTTTGGAAAAATAGCAGACGGGCTAGGAGACCTATCCCCTGGTGCCGAGGCTGCTAGAACAGCCTTCCAATCTCTGATGCGTAGCGGATACACCCTTCAAGCCGGCCTAGGCATTCTTCTCGGCGGTATATCCTCTCTTATTGGTGGATTAGGTGCTCTAGTTGGCTCGGCTGGTGCCGCTGCTGCCGGACTTATTGCTGTTGCTGGAGCTGCTGTATCTCTGAAGGTAGGGTTCAGTATCGCCGGGCTGGCTCTCGGTGGGATTAGTAAGGCAGTAGCTGCAGCGACTAAAGCTAACGGGGCATACGGAAAATCTCTCAAGGAACTTCAGTTTGATGCAGAAGACGCTGGTCTAAATGTTGATAAAGCTGGCATTGCTCTCGAGAAGGCAATTGAAGCTAGAAACCGAGTAGCGGATCTTGCTCCCAACAACAGAATTAGACGTGAAGCAGATCTAGCTGTTAAGGAGGCAGAACTTGCTCTTCGTAAGGCTAAGTATGCTGAAGAGAACCCAAAGAGTGCTGGTGGTGCAGCTGGACAAGATCCTTATGCTGACCTAACCCCCTCGCAAAAACAGTTTGCTAAATATCTCGCTGGACTAACTCCGCAGCTGGAAGAAATTAAAGAAGCTGTAGCTAAGGGCTTCTTGCCCCTATTGCAGGCGCAAATGGATCGTCTCATCGAGGCCGGTACCTTAGAGATTATAAAGACAAGATTTTATGATATTGCCCGCGGTATGGGGCTTGCCACAAAGCGTTTTGTCGATGTTATAATAGGCAGAAAGAGCCTAGAAAAACTTGATGAAGTTTTATTTAATATCTCAGAGCATCTACCGCCACTAGGAACTGTCCTAGGCAACCTATTTGATGGGCTTCTCGGCGCGTTACGACTAGCAGATCCGGCTATAAGAAACTTTATAACATACCTTGAAACAAAATCTAAAAAATTTGCAGATTTCTTTGAATTTAAAGGCCCGATTAAAAACAGTGGCCTCGCTACGTTCTTCTTAGAGGGTGAAAAAATTCTAGAAAGGTTCTTTGGAGTCTTCGGAAACGTATTTAAGTCACTGTCTAACATAGTAAGAGCCAACATAGGACCTGGTAGTGGTGGCGAAATTATGCTTCAGTGGTTGGAAAAGACAACCACCGGCTGGGCAAACATGGGGCGCGAGTTAAATGGTAGCGTCAATCCAGCTTTTAAAAAGTTTTTTGCAAATGCTGCAACAAACACTACTAAGATTCTAGACTCTATCGGCGCGCTAGTCAAGGAGTTCCTAAAACTAGGCGACATGCCAGAAATCGGCCAAGCATTTGACATCCTAAAAGAAGGTGCTCCTGCAATGGGCGAGCTCATGCGCGCTTCAGTTAAAGCTGGCCCAGCCCTATCAAGACTAGTAGTTGAGCTGACTAAGATATTTGCAGCTCTTGCTGATGATGGGGCCCCGACAAAGTTCTTTGAAACCCTTACTTTTATGGCAGCCGGAGTAAGAAGAGTTCTAGAAAACGACACTGTAAAAGTAATTATGGACATGGCAGGACGAATTCTTGCAGTCGCCCTTGCGATTGGTACTGTAGGAAAACTTGTCAGCTTCTTTGGCAAAGTAGTTGTTGGTAGTTTTGCCGGACTAGCTACCGCCGTAAGCAACATCATAGGCTTTATTGGAAAAATTCAAACATTCTTCCTACGTCTTAGCCTAGCTCCTGGAGGGTTTATAAAATCAATCGGTATGATAGGTAGGGCTTTCACCAGCCTGCCTGTGATTGGCTGGATTGTTGCAGTTGTTTCACTTTTTGTTGAAGCCTATAATCGCTCGGCTGATTTTAGAAGCATTGTTGAAGCTACGATAAAAACCATAAGCGACTCTTTTGCTGGCCTATGGGCCTCGCTAATGGGGCTATTTGATCAACTATTTGGTAGTGGCGGTTTTGGTGGAATCATGACATCACTTCAACCCGTTACTGACTGGATTTTGTCGTTTCTAGTCCCTATTCTAGGCGGAGCTATCGCTACGATTATTGATGTTGTTAAAGTTGCAGTAGATCTTATCAGCTCCCTAATTGGTAGCATAATGAATGGAATTAGGCCAATCATTTCTGGAATTATGGATCTTTTCGCTGGAAAACTAGGCCCCGGACTTGCAAAGATTTTTGGTGGTATCGGTATCCTAATTCTAGGAATTTTTGAGGGAATCGTGAATGGCGTTATTGGTGCCATTAACTTTGTACTGTCTATTATCAATAACATAGCTAAAGCAATTGGTACCGGCCCTATAGGCCAATTCCTAAAAGCTGTTTCTGGCGGAGCTATCGACTTGACAAAAGTCAATATGAAAGTTGACTACGTTAAGTGGACTGACCAGGCGTCTAAGAATGTCATGAGTAACGCTGGTAAAGCTATCCCCCCTAAGGTGAAGCTCGCGGAGGGTGGGGTTGTATATCCAAAATCTGGCGGTTCGATGGTAACCGTAGCAGAGGCCGGTCGTCCAGAACGCGTGGAACCGCTACATCCTAATGGCCTATCTGACCGCGACATTGCGATAATTAATAAGCTTTCTGGCGGTCAATCTGTCAATATAACCGTAAATCCATCGGCCAAGATGAACGAAAAAGAATTGGCAGCGGAAGTTTCACGACAGATTGCCTTCAACATCCGTAAGGGCGGTTACTAATGGCAGATTACTACGAACTAAATACCGATCTAGTCCCAGATACACAAGCTGAAGAAAATAGAGTTGTAAATAAAGCTCTTACAAAACTTCCCGCTCCCTACCTATCTGGCCTAAAGCTAAAAGCTGATATCAAACTCGGCGAGCTAACCCTAAACACTATTGATGAAAACAATGTTGTTTGGGTTTGCACCGATATTGATGGTTGGTGGAACCTCCCTGACCCAGAGCTCCCAGACTTACCTCGCGGTTGGGGGGATGGTTCATACGATGCTCGTGGGCGTTACGCAGCCCGTATATTAACCCTCAATGGTGTGTTTATGACTCAGGAGCCTAGCCAGGTAGAGGCCGCTCGTCAGAAACTATTTAAAGCAATTGACCTAGTCTACGAAGGTGGAGACTTGGTAGTTGACGAAAGTCCTGTAGTAAAGACGGCTTTTGTAAGACTACAAGGAAGACCGCAAATTTCAACCGTATCAGCTCGCGGTCGTACAGAGTTTTCTATAGGACTTAAAGCACCGGACCCTATTAAATACGAACATCTGACTCCAGTAACAGCCACTCCTACAGGGGCAGCACCGTCTACACCTTCATCTGGTTCAGTGACCTACACTACTTCGGCTACTCACGGGTTTTTAGTTGGACAGTATGTAACAATTCTAGGGTCTTCTGTCGCTGGATATAACGGAACTTTCTTAGTTAATGCCGTTACTGACACAACCTTTATCGTATCTAATGCAACTACTGGCACTGAAACTTGGTCAGATGCATCAGCGGTAATGTATGAAGACGGCTATCGAGTAAGGCCTATCGCGGCTGGAGGGAATGCTGCTTTTGTCAATGCTGGCACAACTAAGTCTCCAATTGTAATTGAGCTAACCGGTCCAATAGCTGTGGGGGTGACAGTAGTGAACACTATTGACTACGCATCGGGCTACGGGGTCGACACTACTGAAACGATAACAATCACTACAGCAGTTCCTAGCGGGTCTACCTTAGAGATTGATACTTTAAACCGAGAAGCAATCTTGGTCACCGGAGATGAAGTAGAGAATGGTAGAAGCTATCTATCCACGCTGAGCGATTGGATCTACATACAGCCAAGCTTTAAGGCAACAAATACTATAGCCCTAAGCGGATCTACTGGTTCAGCAAAGGTGTTTTACCGGTCTGGCTGGATCGGCTAAGTGCTATAATTCTTATAGAGACATAGACGAAAGTACACCAAATGCCAATTACAACAGTTCAGCAAACCCTGGCGGCTAACTATCGCTATTTCCTTTGCGATCTAGTTACCAACGAGCTATTGGCTGAAATTCCTTTCAATAACGTAAGCTATGGTAGATCTCTGCGCGAGGCAGGGCCTTTTACAGGCGATATCCCTATTACCGCGGAAACTTATAATCTAAACCCCTATGCTAACACTCTCCCTGGAAAAACAGCCTTGTATGTGGTACGCAACAACGAATGCGTTTGGGGTGGAGTGGTTTGGTCTCGTTCTTACGATATAAAAAATAAGATTCTTAATGTTAGCGCGTCTGAGTTTACTAGCTACCTTTATCACCGAGTTGCTTGGAAGACTTGGGACAATGCATATGCTGCGTCTATTAGCATAACTGCTGGAGTTGGCAAGGCAACCCTGCTAGACGGTGGCTCCTTCGACTTCGAGGCTAATATGCCTATTCTTATTGACTTTGGTGCAGAGCTTAACAAAACACATAGCGGATATTTTTACGTTAAGTCTAGCCCTGCCCCTACATCTACTGTTATATATTTCACAGCCGAGGATGGCGATCTGATCATCCCTACAAGCTTGAATGATGAAGAAAGCACGGTGACGGTACGTCAAGACTCTTACGAGTATGCTAGAGATTTGATAGAGGGTCTAGAGCTTGACTTTTTTGGTCCGATTTTCGAGAACTCCGAGCTGGAACCTGCCCAGGTCTTCTCTCAAGACGTAGAAAGTATTTCTAGAGCTAGCAATATTGCTACCCTAACCTTTACCAAGACTCACTATCTGCTTGACGGGCAGGGATTTTCTCTGCGAAACATTAGCAGTGAGTATGACGGTCGGTATGTTGTAGCGTCTGTTGTAGATGATACAAAGATAACTTTTGCTAAAACCGGAACCGACCATTCAGCAACTACTTACACCTCTACGACCGTTGACGTGGCAACCTATTCTAGAGCTAAAACAGGTGTAGTCACCCTAGCCTCGACAACTAGTCATGGATTTGTTAAGGGTGACTTGGTCGATATCAGTGGAGTTAGTCCGTTCATCGACGGTCTTCAAGTTGTAGCCAGCGCGCCAACATCGACAACTATTACAATACAGACTGAGTACCTAACTCCGGTTGCGACTAGCATCCCAAGTGATGCCACCATCTCTAGGCGAGCAGAAGTCAGGTTTGGCTCGTACGGGGAATACTCTAAAAACTCCGGACTTCAGGTTGGATACTCTACTACCGAGCTCAGTACGCAGTCGCCTAAGTTTAACCACCCATTCCGAGGGTTTGAGCTAAAATATATTGGAGAAATTCTAGAAGAGTATTCGAATGTTCCTGGTGGCTTTGAGTATCGAATAGACTGCGCTTATGATTCTGGTACGAATTCGTTTACGCGCACTTTCGTATTTCTTCCTATGCAGCCGGATTCATTCACTGCGTATCTGAACACGCTAGGCAATAAAAAACTTCCGGCCGGCAAGTATGCCCCTATAAGCGCGTTTAATGCTGTAACTACCGTATTCGAGCACCCTGGAAATATTCTAAATGCAACCATGATCGAGTCAGCTGAAGATGCTGCCACTCGCTTCTGGGTTCAGGGAGATGACGATACAGATAATGCCGATTCTAGCTTGCCATATGCAGCAGAGACTGATTTTGCGTTGCTAGATGCTGGTTGGCCACTGCTTGACCAAGTAGAAAAGATTGATAACGTTTCTGAAGAAACAACGCTTTACGACAAGTACGCGACAAGATTTTTGCTAGAGGCTACCCCTCCAATTTCCAACTTCTCTATTAGTGTTGACGGCTCAATTAGGCCTACGCTAGGTAGCTATGCTCCAGGGGACTGGTGCTCAGTTATTATTGATGACACCTTTGTCCAACTGCGTATGGATAACTCTCTAGAGCCTGGAAGTGGGCAAGCTGGTAGAGACGGAATCCTATTGCGTAAAATTGATGCGTTTGAGGTCTCGGTTCCCGACACCCCTACGGTGCCAGAAGAAGTTACCTTGACATTGGTTACGGAGCCAGAAATAGACAGACCTGGAGCAGCGGTTAGCTCGATAACTCTAGTCTCTGCTACCGATGATACGATTGTTGTTCAGGTGTCGGTAGACCTAGAGATTACTGCCTCAACCCCTGTAACCCTGTATGAAGATGATGTATTGCTTAAGAGTTGGACTCTTACTCCGGGATCATTTATCTATGAAAACTATACGTCCGTGTCTTTATCTGCCTCTACCTCTTATAAATACACGCTGTACGTTAACGGAGTGTCATACGACGTTCTGATTGCGACAACTAAGGATGCTACTTAATCATGGGAATTAGACGCCGTCGTAAAAAATTAACTAGCCTGCTTTATACAATGGATCGCAGGATTAGGTCCGTTGAGCTTAAAAAGGTCATAGTAAAGACTTCTGCTGCCAGCTCGGATGCTGCAGACGAAGCAGCAGACACTCCGGCTGATCCGGCCGGTACGGTTTACGCTCCTACAGCTGTAAACCCCTGGAAAAGAATTTATAAGGCATACTATCACGGCTACAATGTAACAGGACAGGGTAGCGACCGAGTTGATATCTGGTTTGACGGTGTCGAGCTAGATGCTGAGACCGGCGAAGGTATTTCGGTATCTAACCTGTACTTTGCTGCAAAGCCTACTCGTATTGATAGAACATACCTGTCTGCACCTGATACCCCGAGCTATTCGGTTAGAGCTCATGGTGACCCGGAGTGGTCTACAAGCGCAACCAATACTAGAGATGACTACGTCCAGCCTTCAGGATATTTAGAAGCACTGGATAGTACAGTTGACCACACGTACCTAATCTCTCATGGTGCTAAGACATCATTCACTGCAAAGAGTCAGCCTCTGCTCTACAGACAAGCTGTGGTAAAGCACTCAGCCACCACTACTACAGCCACTATTACCCTCAATAGCGGACACCACTATAAAGCTGGTGACATCATTGAGGTAAACGACCTACCTACAGGGTACCGTGGCATTGATGGGATTTTCAAGATTGCCTCGGCTACCACTACGACTATTACATATGAGTTTGACTCGGCGCTAAGTGCGTCTATCTCCGAAGCAAATGCATCCTCCGGCGTGTATATCTACTCTGTAGCATGTAAGTACCGCCGAGTAGGTTCTACTCTTTTTGATTCAAATAACAAAGTTTATTACTGGAACGGTCTTCGATACCAGACTACTGCAGTAGAGGGCTTAACTAACGACGGCTCAGCACCTTCGCCACCAACCGACTTAACAATATCAAAAACTGCATATGCTATGGTCGACGGATCGCAGAGGGCCAGGGTTGATCTTGGTTGGACTGCTCCAACTACGTCAGCTAACGGTAATGCTCTAGATGACCTGGCTGGGTACCGTGTATACATAAGTGAAACTGGTCTTTCTGACTGGACTCAGAAGCTCACTTTTGGCGTAGAGACTAGTCAAACAATCATAGGATTAGAGCAGGACAAGACATACTACTTCCGAGTCATTGCATATGACTCTTTCGGAAATGATTCTGTGGGCCTTGATAGCTCTGGATCGGGAGAGGTAACGCCGATTGCAGCGCTAAGCGTTGTTACACCGTCAGCTCCTATAATCCCCACCCCTAGGCTTGGAATAGTAAAGGTGAGCTGGGATGGAAAAGACAATACAGCAGTTCTAACCCCCCTAGAGCTACTAAAGTACATAGAGGTACACGCTTCTACAACAAGTGGATTCACCCCAGGTAGCGGGACTCTTCAGGGTAAAATATATTCAAGTTCTGACACTCTATACGTGTCTGATTTAACTTATAACGCGACCTACTATTTTAAGTTCATTGCCGTTGATAAAGCAGATAACGCTACGTCAGCCTCTACGCAAACGTCTACGGTAGTTAAGCCTCTAGTAGACGCTGACTTAATTGCTGCTGCATTAAATGCCCCGCTTAGCACCTGGCCATTTGCCCCTAAAGCAGTAACTGCCGGAGCTCTTGCTGACGGGTCTTTGGATGCTAGCACCGTTTTTGGTACCGGAGTAATCACTCAGACTGCTATTGCAGCTGACGCTATTGGCGCAGATCAAATGGCCGCTAATGCTATTACTGCTGGAAAAATCGCCACTAATGCCGTAACTGCTGACAAGATTGATGCTCTTGCTGTCACGGCTGGAAAGATAGCTGCCAACGCCGTTGAGGCCGATAAAATCAATGCTGGTGCCGTTACTGCCGATAAAATCAGTGCTGCAGCAGTAACTGCCGCAAAAATCACTGCCAGCGACGTATTTTACTTTAGCGGAAATAACGGAACCGACTACGTCAGAATAGGTTATGAAGCAGTAGGTGGTTATTCTTCCTCTATCGGATTAAATTTTAGAAAAAGTGGAACAACTGTTGGTTGGTTAGGTACCTGGGGTACGTATGGACTAGAGTATGGCAGTCCTTCTGGTAATAATGTTGCGATAGGGTCTACTGGTGTATATATTTATAGTGGCAACACTGCCTCTATAGTCGGTAATACATCGGAAATTAATATAGATGGCGCTAATGGAACGATTATCCATGAGGCTAGCTACCATGGGTTCTACAACATCGGCCTTTCGACTTACACGTTATACGTTAACGCTATATCAAACGTCAAAACTGTAGAAGTTGTTGGTAGGAACTCTACAACTAACACTCTACTGGTAACTGGCCGTGTGACCGCTAACGGTACGGTATTGACATCTTCTAGAACATTTAAGGAAGATATTAAACCGTATTCTGTACCCGAAGCAATTCTTGACATTCCAATAGTATCTTTTAAATATAACAATAAAAAACTATTTAAAGATGGTCAGATGCCAGAAGAGGAATTTAGCGAAGAAACTATAGGTGTTATTGCGGAGGACCTAGAGGATCTAGGGCTGCACGACTTTGTTTCTTATGAAGAGGGTAACCCGGTACCTACCGGTGTCGACTACTCTAAACTAGGAGTAGCCCTGATTCCTATCATAAAATCTATGAAACTAGAAATTGAAGCACTAAAAACTGGAGGTCTATCTTAATGTACTGGAACTATAGTATTGCCATAGTGGCAGACAACTCTGCTGACGATTATGGGATACGTTTTTATAAAACACTTATCTCGGATACCGGAGAAGAACTAACTACAGTACAAACTACCGCTTTAGATGCTAGAGATAACGCTGAACCCGGTTTTATAGATGAATACTATTCTCAGATGCAGACAGTTTTTAGAAATCGACTAGAGTGGCTAATAAAGTACGAACCTGACGTTGATCCTAGAACACTACCTTCAAACGGGCACGGCTCCTCGTTTGGTTCGCTATTAAATCAAGCTCTGATTCATGCTAAGACTTTACGATTAGACTTATAAGATAAAGAGAGACAATGATGACAGAAAATACCACCAATAGAGAATTAACTCCTGAAGAGTCAGTTGAATACCTAACTAAGCTTCTTATTGCCACTAGGGAGAGATTATATGCAACTATGGCTCTAAATATTGATTTAGAGGTAAGACTAGATAGTGCTCATAATTACATAAAATCCAAGGGCATAGAGCCGATGGTTAGCAATAGCTAATGTTTGAAGTAAAAGACGGAGCTCGTACACTCCAATTCAACGGTACCCTTCTCGGGAAGTCATCTTCCTGGAGAAAGAGCTCTACCCGCTGGATTGAGTTTGAGCTCTATCTTACGGACGGCGGTTCTTATATTCTTTCTCGTATCGGCGTCTCTCTTGTCTATCACGGAGCCGCCTGCGCCCTCGTAAAACGTTACTCGCTTACAGAGGTACCAGCAGATGACATATCCGATGAGTCTATTCCGTGTGAAGAATGTGACCCTACTCTAGAGGCTGACCTCCTCTTTCCTGAAAAACATCGCTACTGGGCTCAGGTATATGATGACCCGATTGATGTCTTGGACGCCCTCTATAAATACGACGATAAGGGCGTCGAGTATCTTACAAATGTTGCTCAAAGGCTTCTTGATGAAGCGGCTAAAGCAGACCCTGATATAGCAGAGGTATACCACTACGAAATAATTCCGTAGACGACACGCCGCTCTGGTTGACTTCATAGATTATTCTTGCTAAGGTAGTTCATCTACCATAGTTAGGATTTTCATGAGCGGTTTAGATGGCGTACAACTTGAGCTAGTCGACAGTGTCGAACAGGCTGAGCGCTTTCTATCTTGGCTAGGTGAGCGACGCCCGCTCAATGCCATTGCAATCGACACCGAAACTGGTGAACTTCCAGGTAATCCACGCGACCACGCCCTCTCTGCTTGGCACGGGCGTCTACGTCTAGTTCAGGTTGGCGACGGCATGACTGGTTGGTCAATTCCATGGGATCACTGGAAGGGCGTCTTCTATCAGGCAATGAATCAGTTCGACGGGCCGATAGTTTGTCACAACATCGCCTTTGAGGCTCGCTGGTTCGACGTCCAATCCGACTGGGACCTTCCGTGGCACCGCGCCCACGACACAATGATTATGGCTCACCTAATTGACCCGCTTGGTCTCGGTGGCCTAAAGCCACTCACGGCTAAGTACATTGATAGAAAGGCTGCTCACCTGCAGTCAGTACTCGATGACGGGCTAGTTGATAACGGCTGGACTTGGGGGACTGTGCCAATCAACTTTGAACCTTACTGGGCCTACGGTGCTATGGACACTGTTCTTACAATGCGTCTATTCGAACAGTTCTGGAAGCTATGCGGTCCAGGTCAGGCATATTCTCAGGCTTACGAACTTGAAATGAACACTCGTCGCATCGTAACTCGCATGGAGCTAAATGGCGCACGCCTGGATCTTGATTACTCAAAGAAAAAGTATGAAGAGCTCATGAACTATACCGAGCAGGTAAAGCTCTGGACTTTCAACACATACAACGCTTCAGTAACTAGTAACGTGCAGATGGCCAAGGTCTTTGAAGAGCAGCTGGGTGCATACATCAGTGAGACAACTCCTAGCGGTGCTAAATCTCTAAATGCCGATCAGCTTAAGTGGTTCACTATTCAGGGATCTCCTGAAGTAAAGCAGCTTG